TATTTTTAAATTCTTAACACGGATTTTCTCCGCATACCCCAAAAATAGGACAATCAAATCTACATTGGTGGTCTTCTTCATATTTACATATAGGAATATTCAAGTTTACTTCCGCCCCATATTTTTCAAAATTGTCTTTATTTCTATTATAATATTCAAGAGCATATATTCCACTATCACACTCTAATAAAAAATTATAAACTTTTTCTAAATGTTCTTTTTCTATTTCTTGTCTATATGTTTCACTTATTGCTTCAAATGCCATCTTCTTCCCATTTACCGTAAACCAATTTAACTTTTCTTTTTGTACATCAGTGGCTTTTTCCCAAGAAACAGTAATTCTTAGGGGTGTTGGATAAGGATTCTCTAGTTCTGCTACAAAAATTGCGGCATTTGCTCCACTTAAAACCATTAGTTCGCTCCTTTCAAATAAAGTGTTTCTTCCGTTCCATTCGCACAAAATACAACAAAATTCATTCTTTTATTTACTTTATAATATCTTTTCTCAATATAAGTTTTATTACCCGTTTTAATATTTCCATTATCTATATCAATTCTTCCCATAGTTCCATCTTCGCCTACATAATATAATTTATTATCATCAATATAATATTTAGTTATATTATATTCTTTAATTTTAGTTGTTGTTGTAGGCACTACCGCCAATCCAATAGCAATAGAAAGGAATAATCCAATGAAAAGTCCTACAAACGAACCTATCATTGTACCGAAATTCTTCATATAATCTTCATCTTGTAGCCATCTAAAAAACATAGCTCCTATCAGCATACATATAAGCACTACTAACATAATTATTCTCCTTTCTCATAAATAATATATTTAGTTGTTTTCCAATCAGCACCAATAAAAAGACTACTATAATTTTTTAAAGCCCCTTGATAAGTTTCTTTAACTAAAATATTTTCTCCTTCCGCCATATTTTGTTCCTTAACAATAGAAAAATCAGTATAACTGTCATCTTCAGTCTCCGCAGTAATATAAATATTTTCTTTACTATAGGCGGATAATTTTCCATGTGAAACATAATAATTTACATTTTTATAAGTTTCTGTTTTTACTTCCGTTTGTGTTAATAAAGCAGTACAAAGACCTATAAATCCAGAAATAAATATAGATGCAATTCCAATTAGAAAACCTATAAAAAGAGTATCTACAAAATCTACTTTTTTAAAACGACAAACACCCCAAGCTATTGCACATACTATAATAATTAAAACCATAAATACTCCTTTATTTTTAATTTTATTATTTTCTTTATATAAATATAATATAATAAATTT